TCGTAACCATCCTGTATATGACGGTCAAACTGGTCGATATACGGATAATGGCTTGTAATTGCGATATTCTTGCATCGCAAATGCGAAATGATGTGATATAATACGTCATAATGAATATGAACAAAATCATAATCCTTGGAATTAATGATGTCAATCAGATTGCGTGTATAAGGTGTATTTTCATTTGAATCAGATGAATTAGACCGAATGATATTAATAAGATCCACATTTTGATGTTTTACTTTCAATAACCGCACATATTCTGCAATTAAAATCTCTACTGCACCCCATCCAGGCGGTGGAATCGGCATAATACCAGGTCCAACGATTGCGATGCGATATTGTTTACGATTTGTAGATACAAATGGATATCCTGTAAATGGAACAACTGGTTTGTCTGGAAGATTTGGCATATCAATCGAAAAGGGAAGGGGCTGTGTATTATGTACCCGTTCTTCCACGTAGTCATTTCGTATATACGTACATTCAAATACGTTCGGTAATATAATACCATCTACTACATGCGTTTTGCAACCATTATTTGGGTGAACATGGATTAATGTGTGTGTGCGATTAATCGTTTTCAACATGTTGAACATTACATCGTGTGTAATATCAGAAAGCCCATTAAAATAAGATGGATGTAACTGGATATCCCCTGGTGTATGAATCTCTACGACAAGCTGCTTAATTTTATTCCATTGAGTTTCCGTGAATGTAGGAAATACACGAAATTCGTGTCCTTCGATATCGATTTTCATAAATAGATTGGAATGAGGCTCCATCCACAAATGAAGATTCGTATGAATATCATTTTCCTCGCGCCCAATATTCTTTTTAACAAATGTAATACGAGAATCATACTCTGGCAAACACGGTATGGTTCCATCAAATGCAATACACCTATCGTGTTGGAACTTGTCTAACCATGCTTTCTCAAAACTAATATCATTTGATATTCCTCCACTAATAAATCCATCATATTCTTCTGGCAATTCTGCAATTACATAACCTCCGTCATACGGGCGTCCAATTCTTACTTTTTTCCATACTGTATCATACAATTGTAGACTATCCATCTAAATACAATCGTATGGTAGTGTCTTTATATCGATTTGTTATAGTCTACTAAGTAAAAAAAACCATTCGTTGATTGTATCATTAGGATGGGGCATATGTTCATAAAAAAACGCAGGTTCTCTGTCTTTACAGCTAGCCATAATATATTGGTCCGAATTACATGATATGTCATATACATCATACTCGTATAGTACTCGACGATAGATATCATCAAAATGAACCCATGCATTACGATTGCCTGCTATAATTGCACCCGCATATCGATACTCAGGATGAACATACCATGGTTTATATGGTTGCTCGCGAATATGCTGTACATGAATTCGACCATCGTTTAATGGAAAATTACGCAGTCCAAACTCTTTCATCGCCCCCTCTGATTCGTCGTCTCGTACGCACCCCGCATCGCACCAAATGAATACTGACGCATCATTGATTTCAAATGCTCGCTTTACAAATTCTTTTTTTTCATACCAAATGGCAGCTAATTCCGTTGTGTGATACGTCTCTGTATCGCGTGATTGTTGTCTATCCCAGAATGCTCGACCCAACTCCCACGCTTTCCATTCGTCTATTGTTTCATATCGAACTTTTATATGGGATACATCATGCCCCATCGATAGGATATCTTCCCATATATCGGGCGTTGTAAAAAAGATAACAGGGCATCGGATGGAGCGAAACCATCGATTCAAATGTTCTATATAAACGGAATAGGGTTGTTTGCTAGGAATTTTAAAAAAAGCAGATACGACAACCGTTTCTGCCATTGATTGATATTTACTGTGCACTATTTAAACTGGTAGATAACATATAGAGTATGAGCGCCTATTGCTATCTTCTCTACACAGAAGAGGGTCAAACGTATGTTGGCGCAACCGTGGATCCTGATAGACGGTTGCGTCAGCATAATAAAGAATTGGTGGGCGGAGCTCATGCAACCGGTATTCGTGTCGCGCAAGGGCTCGTCTGGAAACGGGCATGCGTTGTATCACTCCCAGAATGGCGAACAGCCTTACAGTTTGAGTGGCGCTGGAAACAGCTTGGGCGTACTCAATGCAAAGGGGTTCGAAATCCCATTCAGCGCCGCCTCCAGTCTCTCAAGACACTTCTGTCCCTTGAAAAACCCACCGAATCCGCCATCCCATATGAAATGTATCCTGAACCTCCGACGATTGCATGGGATTCGGAGGAGATGGAACGGAGATTTAATGAACTGTAAATGTCCCATTTAGAAGTGACATCAGGCGGGTGCGTGCTCCTCGCGCTGCATATCACCCTCTGTCATGCTCTGAATATCACGTCGAACAAGATTGGACTGAATTAATTCCATCTCCGGATTTCGTTTCAGCATGACAACACCCTCTCCTGTTTTCGGCGGGATGTGAATCGAGCCCATCGCATCTTTCGGTTTTGCACCCACTACCTCCTTCGAAACCGTCTTTTCCTCTGTAAAAAAGCCTTCATCACGAAGCTCTTTCGTAAAATACATAATCAAAAATAATCCAGCGATGCAAAACACAAAGAAATTCAATCCAAAGACCGTATTCATGTCTATCTCTGCCATAGAATAAAGTCATTATGAACTTTTGAGTATTACCAAATCATTGTCTTGTTGCTCAAAGACCATCAGGGTCATTCGGTGTTCCAGTTTTTCCATTCGAATCAGTGTATGTTTAATATCGGAATTGAGACTTTGAATGCGCTGGTCCAATGAATCATGATTCGTATCAATCGTATGTTGCATCGTATCCAAACGTATATTTTTTTGCTCTAAAGCAGTAACTCTCTCTTGGATATTATCGGAAAGCGGCCATCCACCCTCTAAGCAATTCCATTTTGAGCCGGTTAGTCCCATCTCTATTGAGACACGAATAAATGATACGAGGAAGAATCGCGATAAATATTATCACGGAATGTAATACATGTCATCGTGGGCCAACCGTCATATTCCTCGAAAGCGTGACCTATTACAAATCCCCAATGCCTTTCGTCCCGAGCTCGTCACGCGCGTGGAGCAACCCTCCGTTGTCCTTTCCGAGACATTCCAGAAAGTTACGAACGAGATTATTTATCCTTCCGAGCCAAAAGGTCGCAGTGCTTCACAGGCTTCTCTCCCCTCATCCTATCCATCTTCCACTGAATTACGATACAATGGTAAATCCTACGTATTCGTCATTCTTCGTCATCTTCGAAACAGCAAGGACAACGAATTATGGATTGCCTCCTATCAATCCATTCGCAAGTTCTATACCAACAAAATTGTCATTATCGATGATAATTCCAGCGTAAATACGGTGAATGGAAAGCTGGTCAATACGGAGGTTATCATCAGTGATTGGAATGGAGCCGGCGAGGTCTTGCCGTATTACTACTTTCTTCAGTATCGCTGGGCCGACCGCATGATATTCCTTCACGACAGTATGTTTTTGAACCGACCCTTTCGTGATTCGGAGCTTCGCAACCCACTTCGCTTTCACTGGTACACAGATAGAAACTCAAAGGAAGAATCCACCCTCCCGACCTATTTGTCCCTCCTTTATGACCAGAGTAAGCTTACGAAATACGCATTGGGTTCCACGTGGCGCGGATGCTTCGGAGGTGCAAGTATCATTTCACTGGACACCGTTCAGAGCCTAGAAGAAAAATACGGTCTCTTTTCGAAACTGGTCATGATGATTCGCACAAAGGTCGACCGTGACATGTTCTCTCGAATCCTGGGAGTCGTATCGTTTTACGATGGAATGGTGGATGAAACATCGTGCTCCAATTTTGGAACTATCTCCGCCTATCCTGGTGCATTCGAATACTATACGGCAAATCCTGAAGTAGCCGCACATGTATTATCACAGAGAGGATATGATAGCGCAATTCTAACCGTCTGGAAAGGACTCTAATTCGCGCGTTTATATCTTAAAATGTTAATCTTATCCATCTGTAGCCTTGTGGGGCTCTCACCGCTGATAGCTCAATTGGTAGAGCAGAAGACTGTAGTCGTTTTTCGTTTGTTATCTTCAGGTCGCTGGTTCGATTCCGGCTCAGCGGATTTTTTTGATGTCGTTGTACGAACTCAAAAAAATCAAGATAGAGTGAGAGGATACTTATTTTGAACTCCATGGTTTTGAAGGCATTAACATATCTGTTCCAATAATTAGTTCATTATAGGGCTGAATTAAGCCAGATTCATCTTTCCATCCGTATAGAGCTAATTCAAAATGGATTTGATTTTCTTCTCGTTCACAATAGATACAATCTTGACAATCGGATTGTATAATCAATTGAAAATAATAGTTCTGATACAAAAATAATTTTTTATATCCTTGATAAATATTGCAAAAAGAATCACTATCACGAAAGGGTTTCCAGAATACTGGATTGTTTAGCTGCTCTATTTCCTTCTCTTTCCTTATCCACAGAATTAATTCATCTTGTATTTCTTTTCCCCATTTCTCCTGTACATCATGATAATACGATTGCATCCACCAAGTGGCATACCATATACTGAAATGTTTTATTTCGTTCCCATCAAACATCTCCTCGAAATGTTCCATCATATATTGATATAAACTTTCTCCTTCTTTGATACATTCTTCCCATTCACGTGGCATTCTGATAGATTCTTATGATTTTCTTGGAGTATGATTATACACATTAAGTGTATACCCTATCCATCATCTATATTTCTTAGGCATTATATTTACATATAAAGTTTCTCTCCTAGAGATACAAACCGAAATCCCTTGTATAACATTTTTGTATCTAGGACTTTTGCCAATGACTTCTGACTGATGCCGGCCTGAGCCGTGCAATCAAAACGACTTTTGTATTCTGCGATTTTAGTTTGCCCATTGTATTTTCCAATTCCATCATGATACATCACGATATCCCTATTTTCCTGAAATCGATTTCGTAGAGACTCATCGCATTCTTCATAGAGCTGATAATAATACCCATCCTTGATGGTCTGATGTTTTACTGCATTGTCTAAGGAGGAAATGGAGGGATACGAGTTGCATCGGGCCGCTGTTTTTCGGTCAAGATACACATTTAGAATCGCCGTTTTCTCCATGTTCATCTTTGCAATGTATCCATTTTTCTGCTGCTTTGTAGCTTTGGTAGGAGGTAGGTTCATAAGAACAGAGGCATCCATATCACGTTCCACCAGGTTCCATCGAAACCCATGATAAATAGTATTTTCTCGAACAGCCTTGTTGATACTTGGTCGCTTGATACTGTGGTCCTCTTTCATGCATTCGGTTACGGTTTCATATACATGAACGAGGGAAAGTGTTTCAGGATGAATTTTCTGAAGACGTGGGCCGAGGTGCGGGTCAGGCTGCTCGCACGCGGTGGTCGTTTTGGTTTGCATAGCATTCAGACGAGCGAGGATTTCTTTATTGGAGGATTCCAGATTCTTTACCTTTTCGAGAATTGAAAGAAGAAGAGTGTTATCAGAAGAAGCAGGAGGTGCCCCTGCACGTAACTGGTCGATTTCTAATTTCAATCGCTCATTCTCAGCTACAGGATTATTGTAATTCATGATACTTGTTTCAATAATATGAATCAAACGCTGGTAGGTCAGCTCTCCTCCCATCATAAACAATTCCTGTTCCATTTCGTGTCCTTTCAAATTCTTTACTTGATGGGGATGGATTTCAGGATGATGATGGATATATTTCTCAAACCCTACCGAGTCATGAACGGGAAAACACTCCATAATGAGTACTTGGTCTCCATATTTTTTTTTGAATTCTTGAAGTCGATTTTTGATACCCTTTCGCGATTCTCCAATTTTGATAATGTATTTTCCATCTTCGCATAGTTTGATTCGAACGATATACACAAGAGCCCCATGAATATACCCATATTCATTCAAAAGTACACGGTGCTTTTCGAGTTCAGGGGTTTGCTTAAGTATCGTCTTTGTTTTTTCGAGTTCAGCGGATTTCTGATCGATTTCTGTAGCACGATGTTCTAGTAGAAGTTTTTGTTCCTTCATCTTATTTTTAAGTTCTTTTCCTTCTTCTTCCATCACTTCGTGTAGTACTTCCTCCATCTTCATATAATACTCATGAATTTCCGATGCTTTCTTGGTTTGTGCTTTGAGACAGAGAGATTTGAAGCATCGGATGGTCATCATTATCTTTTTGATATTCTGCCCACCCCATTTTTCATCATCTGATCTTGCTACCGCGTTTGCGGTAGCAAGATGTATATAATCAATCTTTTCGATAAAATGTTTATTCAATACGGTATTAGCATAGTATTTCTTACTAAATCCTAACCACTTCCATACAGTATCTAAGTCTACTACAAACTCATTTTTGGTATCATAGTTTAAGTAACAATAAAAACTGGAAATAAATAGCTGTTGTTCACTATCTGTAAAGTTTTCCTTGATTTTCTCTAGTAGTTTCATATTATACGTGTCGGTCAGCTTGGAAATAGGATGCTTTTCAATCAACTCTATGATGTTGAGTTCAGACATGGTGTTTCTAGATATATGAAGGGGTGTATCTTTAAACTTGCTTTCGCTTTCGGAAAGCGAGTTGTGCTTTTAAAAGCAAATATCGCTTATCCGAATTGATAGGCAATTTCATTTCTTCGCTCGATACTTCTTTGTCCTCTGCGCGGTCATGAACTTGCTGCATAGGTTCTTCAGAATTTCTTCATTTTCACGATTCTGTTCCAATGAGGCAACAAAATCCGCCCATCGCTTGACCCATTTTGGTTCCTCTGGTTTCTCATTCGTATAGGCTTCGGTGAATGCCTTGAACTTGTCCAATTTTCCATCTAGAAATGCACGAACCACCACATGGGAGGGCCATTGCTGTCTATCATCGCGTTCCACTGTATCTTTCGCACACAACGCATTATGACGAATTCGGCGGAGATTCTCCACAAAAGCCTTAATGATAGGCTCGGATTCTTCCATGGATTTACCCTTGACCGATAGGACAAACTGAATCCAGTCATCCTCCCATGTATTGGGAAGGGTGTTCTCCTGCTCACAGTGCGTTTTGTAGAAGTTTTCATTGTTTGCTATGATGAACTCGTAGATTTGTTTGGTTTTCCATTGTTTGGGGAGGGATACTTTCATATATCCTTTCTGGTCTTGAATTTCTTGCACCTTTTGAGCAATTGGTTCAATTGGTGGATAGATGACAGTATTTTCTATATTGGATGTAACAATTTTTGGAAATGATGGTTTTGAATATATCACAACTTTTGATTCTTTTTCACGGCGCAGTTGAATGTTTCTTCTATTTTTCTCATCATACATGAATTTCTTACATAATTCGATACCATCTGCTCTGGATACAGTGGGTAATTTTGTAAGAAGTTCTTCAAATTGTACATCAAATAGTGATGTTTTATCGTGATTTTTGTCATACCAGTCAAGAAACAGCTCCTTCTTTCCTTGAGTAAGATTACAATATAAAGTTGTAGAATGCATATTTTTCTTAACATCAGTTGCATGCGCTTTGCGAGACCTTTCTTTCTCCAATTCAGATACAATATGTGGAATAATATTATTTGTTTGAATATCAGTACGATGCTGTATCTCATTCATCGCTGAAATGAATTCTGGTGATTTATTGTGTTCTTTGCACCATTCTAAATAATTCATATATTTTCCATTGATCATCATGTTATGAATCTCTTCCGCTGTATATGATTCATTTCGACATTTTGATATATCATAGATAGGAACATGAAGAAAGACAGAACAATCACATATCCGATGTCGTATCTGTATACATTTATGTATAAAATCAGAATAGGATAGAGTTCCTTTCATTACATTACAATGTCCACAGCATGTTTTGGAATTATCTAGTGAGTAGCAACGAATACTTGAATCAAATCGATCGATACCGTTTGAATGATTTGTCCGATTGGCAATTCCACAGAGATAACATACTCCATTAATGAGCCCTGTATATTCTTTTTCTGATAATAAGAATTCAAGTTCTGTATGTTTACATTTTCGTGTATAATCAGTATATGTTTCTCTTTTTCCAGTAGATAAATATGAAATCCATTTACATATATTCTCTTCAGAAATAGTACGTTTATAAAGATAATACTTTGCTATTCCATCAACTTTATCAAGAAATTCTAGTGGATGCTGCATATTTTTCATTACATTACACATCTTACAACATGGGATGCAATTTGCAATAATATATCCCTTATTATTATCTACACGGTCGATTCCATTGAGACGAGAGGCAGAATGAAACCCACAATAGTAACATGATTGAATAATGAGACGTTCAAAATCAGATTCGGATAAAGTAAAGAGAAGACCCCGCGTATATGCATTTTTTTGAACGCATCTCCACAGTTCTGCAACAGATATTGTTCTTTCCTCTTGGCGATGGTATAACACAGATACGTCTTTTATTTCAAATGGTACATTGTATGTTTCACGAAGAGCTACTAATTCAGGAGCTACTTTATCTTTTTCATATTGTTTACACAAGTCGCATCTTTCTCCTTCTGTTACACGTTGAAAGCATCCTCGTGCAATATCACAATAATGTATATTATTGATTTTCTCATCATCTCGTAGTAAATTACGAATGTGTTTTTTGCAGTATTTGTCATCTTCTTTTACGATAGTAAAGCTACAATCAGGAGCCTGACATGTAAATTCCTTACGATATTTTTTATTTCTGCATGTAATACATAGTTTATATCCTTTTTTTATATCTTCTTCTGAACGTTCATTATTGCATCCTCGAAAGAACATTCCACATACATTTTTTCCTTCTTCTATCGCCATGTCATACTCGTAGTTTCGTTGATGATATATACAATATGCATTTTTATTCGGAAGTCTTTGACATGATTGCCCCTTTCGAAGCCCTTGCTGAACAATCGCCTTACAATATATTTCCTTCGCCATTTATGATAATATTATTAAGTAACTTATAATTCAAATTTATTGACACACTCGAATGTTCTAAAACACATTAATTTCGAGTACATTAATTATATGTAATACAATATACAGTAAAATATTTACTATTATTGTATTTTATATGTGATATAGAATGACTCATATCGTGTTTTTTTTGTTGAAATCGTGAGAAAAAGTTGAAAAGTCGCGTATACGTGTTTAATTCGAGTACGCAAGGCCCCCCATTCCGCTCATAATTCTAAGAACGTTATAATTTGTAGCATACACGCGGACGCTCGACGACAGATTCACGCCGACCGCGTTGTTCGACACCGTCAACAGCAGGGTCGTGTTGTCAATGCGCGACAAGTTGCACGTGCCGCTTGGCTGGTGCTGTTCGGGTTGGAGCGCAAAGCTGTACACGTTGATGCCAACCGCGGGGATGTTGGTGTGGTGCTGGTACGGCTGAACCAAGTTGAAGTAGTTGCCATCGCGAACCTGGAAGCGGTCGTGGCCGTTGAGCTGAAGGAGCGCGGTGATGACCGGGTTCTTGCCGGCCATGCCCTCGACGCGGGTAACCGAGTAACCCGACTCCAGCACCGAGCGGTCCCACCAGTCCGAGTAGTTGAACGGCTGCTGGCCCTTCCACGGGTTGATGACCGAGTCGTCGCACGACACGTACGAGTCGCGCTGGACGACCCACACGAGCTCCTTGACCGGGTGGTTGAAGTTGAGCTTCAGCTTGTTCGCGGATGAGGTAATCGACTCCGCGCCCGTGTACTGCAGGACATCGATGAGGTACTCGTGCGAGACCTGGGCGAACTTGCGGCGCTCATCCGTGTCGAGGTAGATGTAGTCGACGTAGAGCGACGCGGCGGCAAGGCCGCACTGGCCAACACGCTCGCGAATGGCGTGCGCGCTGCCAGAGTTCGAGTAGTCCCAGCAGAGGTTGTTCAACGAGTTGAACTCGAGGTTGATGCGGACCTCGTGGTACTGCAGCGCAATGAGCGGCAGCGCCAGACCCGGGTTGCGGCAGAACCAGAACTGGAGCGGGATGTACAGGGTGTACATCGGGGCGCACGAGGTGATGACCTCGGACGTCAGCGGCTCACCGCCATAGCAGTCGTTGTCGCACGACGAGCCGCCCTGGTACAGGAGGTTCGTGAGCTCGGGGACGTTGCCGACCATCTTCGCATAGCCGGCCTGCTTGCCAGCCTCCTGCGTAAGCTCGTTCCAGATGTGCATCCAGTCACCGTACTGCTTATCAATGCGCTGACCACCAATCTCAATCTCGACATAATCGATGAGGTTGTGACCAATCCAGTTGAGCCAACGGAACTGCGCGCCCGAGCCGTCCGTCGACTGAAGGGCGACCTGCGGCAGGGTGGCCTGCAGGTACATGCGATGAATCAAATCACCATTGCGCTGAATGGTGCACGTAACCTTCTTGCCGAAGTTCGGGGCGCCGTTAAACGGGTTCTCGATTGACTCCATGGCGAAATTGGTGTGACGACGATATACAACCTTAAAAACAAGGGATACCCTTCCTTTCGGAATATTTAGAAGCTGCGATTTCACTATATCGCATATCACTCTTTCGAGTGTCGTCGTACTTCAAGGGATTGGACTATAACTTAAGCTATCCATAAAGGATAACCCATTACCATTTAGTCTCTGAACTGCATTCATAGCATTTATAATATGCCTTAGAACTTGGCTGCGGATTGCCCATTTCATGATGTACAATCATTCGTAACCTTATTACCATACCCGAGTGATGCTCTCGGCCATATATCTCTTTCAAGATGTATTTGGTAGTTACGACTTTAGGGTGTTCCCGCAATTTGATAATGTTGCAATTTGTATATTACAAATCACTAGCAACTGTGGATATTCTCCTAATGAGAATACATGGCTCCACAAACGGTCTTTATTAGATGAGTATACCACTTATCATCTACCGGATGCTTTTCTACCCCTTTTAATATGTTGAGGTGATCTGCGGGTTGCCAGTCAGGTAAACGTCCTGGGCGCCGTACGCTACAAGTTGCATTAATCCTCCCCCTGTCATCCTAAGCGGTTATACTTAAAGAATACAAAATAATTTTGGAAAAACGCCAAAATCTGAATTTATGTCGGAGGGTTTGTAAAACCCTGTGCCGTAGTGTTTTCTATCAAATCGTAATGTTCATCTCTCTTTATATTGCCATTGTAGCATTGAATATTATAAATTTGATGATGTATTGCATATCATATATCCAATTAGTTATGACTGAAGATAAAACTGAAGAAAATATTGTAGTGTTACCTGAATCTGGTAATATAATAGCTCGTAGGAAGTATTCACCAAGTAAATGCATTCATAATAGGAGAAAAGATACATGCATACCATGCCATGGCAATTCAGTGTGTATTCATAATAAAGTAAAACGTATATGCAAAGATTGCAAAGGTGCATCGCTGTGTATTCATCTTCGTAGAAAGAATATGTGTACCATATGCAAAGGTGCATCGGTGTGCATTCACAAACGTCTGCGTAATTTATGCAAGGAGTGCGGCGGGGGCCCTGTGTGTTTTCCTGGGCGGATTCGAGCAACATGCATTACATGTAAGGGTGGGTCCGTTTGCCCGCACAATAAACAACGGTTTACATGCAAAGATTGCAATGGAGGTGCATATTGCATTCACAAACGTATTAAATATAATTGCAAGATATGCAATCCAGATAGTGTATGTATCCATCATAGAACACGAGCAAAATGTAAAGATTGCAATCCAACTATATTATGCCCCCATGAAAAGCGAAAAGCTAGATGTAAAATATGCAAAGGGTCGTCTGTGTGTATTCACAATAGAGAAAAGGGTGTTTGTAAAGATTGCAATGGGTCTTTAATATGTAGTCATGGACACTTAAAATATGAGTGTATGACATGTACTCCAAAAAATGCATGCATTGTATGTCATACCATTAATGCATCACGTTCAAAATGGAAACCATATTGTTTTAGATGCTTTTGTATAATGCATCCTGATGTTATTATTCCTAAACGATATCGATTAAAAGAGCACTATATTGTTGAATATTTGAAACAAGAATTTGAGGAGAAAATTACGATGCGATTTGATAAACAGATTGAAGGAGGATGTTCAAGGCATCGGCCAGATGTTGCAATTGATTTTGGTTCACATTGTCTAATGATTGAAATTGACGAGCATCAGCATGCATCCTATTCATGCGAGGAAAAACGCATGGTTAATTTATATGAGGATATAGGATTTCGTAAAATCGTATTTATTAGATTTAATCCGGATAAATATACACATAATAATAAAGCATTTCGCTCTCCTTTTAATTATACAAAAACTGGAATTGTTAAGATTCTTAAAAGAGAATTTAATCGTCGTATGAAACTTCTAATTAAAAGAATTTATACATATCAAAATACTGAACCAGTAGAACAACTAACTGTCGAATATTTATTCTACAATATGTAATGAAAGGGACAGTTTAAAACCATCTCTCCCATACCACCTAACTGACGGATGAGTGAGGGTGCATTTTTCAAAGTCAAAAGTACCAAACGTAGCAATCCAGAAGCGCGCACCACACTCGACGCGATTCATAACCAAAAAATACAGAATATGATGGAAGAAAAGAATCAATTAGGGAAATACAAAGAAGAACGTTCCATTCTACAAAAGAAGCTCGCCGAACCGATGACCGATATGGACAGCTGGAGATTAGAGCGAGATATTGATTCGCTCGATAAGAAAATCAAATCATTAGAGGATGGTTCAGAATTAATGGATTATTACCTTCGAACAGGTGATATTTTGTATCATTACTATGATATTCAAGAGCAGATTCAGAAGGGTACCGCCACATTTGCGGCCAATAAGGCCAAACCTGGCTCTATCCTTGCCATTTTGGAAGGAGTCGCAGAGGAGAAAAAAGATTCCATTGACCCATTTGCGTTATCGTCCAGTGATGTAGGTCAGGAAAAGTCGAATTCTACGGAGAAAAAAAGCTTGCAACGCAATCAGCTTCTCAATGATTATTTGCAAATCGAGGACCCCGCAATGGGGCGAAATATCACGGATGAGTATGATGACCCGTGGACCAACTGTGAACAATGCGGTAATGAAATGATTATGTGTTTGAATGAAGCGAATCTGACCTGTTCCAAATGTGGTCATCAGGAATTTATTCTAGTCGATAGTGATAAGCCATCCTATAAAGACCCTCCTCGTGAAATATGCTATTATGCCTATAAGAAAATCAATCATTTTAATGAATGGTTGGCGCAATTTCAGGCCAAGGAGAGTACAGAAATCCCCGCGGATATTTATGACGAGATTCTCGTTCAACTGAAGAAAGAGCGGATTACGAATATGGGTTCACTGAAACCCACCAAGATGCGCGAGATTCTACGTAAGATGAAATGTTCGAAATATTACGAGCACATTCCCCATATCATCAATCGGTTGAATGGCCAAAATGCACCCTTCATGTCCCGTGAAGATGAAGAGAAGCTGCGTCATATGTTTCGTGAAATTCAACCATCCTTTAAGAAGCATTGTCCAAAAGGTCGAAGAAACTTTTTATCCTATGGTTATGTTCTTTACAAATTCTGTGAACTGCTGGAGATGGACGAGTACCTGTGTTGCTTTCCATTGCTCAAGAATCGTGATAAGCTGTACTTACAGGATAAGACGTGGGAGCTCATATGTAGGGATCAAGGGTGGCAGTACCTTAAAACAGTATGAAGTATGATACAAAGTACAAAAAAACACCCATTCAAAAATTTTAAGAAATAAACCCTATTCTATCTAAAACAGAACATAAGCGCTAAACACCATCTGATGCAAGAGGGAAATCTTGAATTCGATGGCCGAAGCATACCTTGACACACTGTGTTCCACCTTGAAATCAGAAAATGAAACCAATCCAGACCCAGAGTCCAAACGCGCACGTCAGACTGCCTTATGGTTTATCGAAAGTAGCGCAAAGGTATTGCATCAATACCCAAATGTACCGATAAAAAGGCGTATGATTCCGCCAATCGAAACCTTATTTCGCATGAGGCGACTGGTGAGCAGTATTCTATTCTATTTTCGCCCGAGAATCCTATTTCATTTGTTCATCCTACTCTATTTTGGTTTACTACCACACGGTGCATTCTATGCATGTAAGTCTCTCATCAAAGAAAACTATGCACGATTCGATTTTATTAGTACGCCTGCACTGCTAAAAGGTGCTACATGTATTGGATTATCCTATATAACCATTCAACGGAATCAAGGAATATTGGAAACTGTGGAAGGGATTCAGAATGGAACATTGAGTCGGCAGAATGTATCGCAACATATCTACCAGGGTACCATTGGTACAGTATATGATATGTATCGTGGGAAGAATCTATCCAATACGTTAGTGTATCAAGATACTGCATTCGTTAGCGGATACGTGGAGTGGGCAGTGGGAAGCATATGGTATGCCACGACGCATCGGGCATCGGATTCAACGCGAGTCTTTGTCAAATGGCTGAATCGTAAAACAAAGGTTATTGTGGCCATTCGTGATGCATTTATGGAGTTGCCCGTTATCAAACAAGTGCGTGCTGCCGTCAAGGCTATCGAGGATACAGTGGAACATCATGTAGTTCGGCCAATTCGTGAAACGGTACGACATGGCGTCCAGTGCTTGATTGATGGATTCTCTTATTTTGGAAAACGCCTGATTCAATGGGGTAAAACAGGCGTTCTCAAGGAAGAACAGGGCGCAATTGCATGATTATTTTTTGATGGTTTTACGAGTAACACTGCGTGTATAACGGATACCTTGTACTCGATTTCTAGAGTTTGCTCGAGCTGCACGTGTATTTGCTTTTTGTTTACGAATACGAGTTTGTCTTTGCTTATATGTTTCCTTTTTAGATGAAGATGCACGCGAAGCTACAGGATTTGTAGCAGGAGTCCGCGAATGACCTCGGAATGCACTAGAATATCGACTCATTGCGTTTGCAGCTTCAGCGATTCTTTGCATGTTCCTATTCAATGTTGCAATTGCAGTCTTTGATTCTTCTGCCATGTCTTATATATCATTCGAAAATTATGAAGACCATAAAATAGACAATGACCACCGTGACTTCAGAGTTTCTGTATCATCTGGTGGTCAATAACATTGCACCTATCATGGCTTCCAGTGTCATGGGAATGTACTCCTCTTTTTTCTCGGGGAGGAATGTCTCTACCCCGACGCTGGTCCGCTCGGATGTCGATGATGAGCGCGAGCTCGATTTGTTGCAAATGGACCGTATGCTCAAGTGGATGAGCCTTGTTTTTGAGGATTCCTTTGTACCGGTTGAAAAATCGGGTACGACACCAGGCGATTCCGAACCTATTCTGGATGATACGCACAAGGCCTATAAGAAAGAGCTATATAGTATCTACGTGACGATATGCTCTGACTTTCGACAATACCAACACTGGAAGAAATACAATTCGAACATCTGGGTATTCTCGTCGTATCGCAATAAAAACACGAAGGCGCTTGCTCGCAAGATTCTGGGCGACATCAAGCTGTTTCATGAAGGTCTCAAGATGTTTTCGATGTTTGAGAAATTGTAAAATTGACTCCAGCGATTTCCATCATATAGCCATCTATGCGAACTCATATCCAATTTCTAGAGCGCCAAATGCGTAACATCACGCATCTCCCCACTCTTTTTGAATACTACTCCGCCATTCACATGACAACTCTGCATCAAATCCGCTTCTATGCCTATCAGGATATTCCTCTTAGCCATAAACGCGATGCCGGATTCCCTCTTTCAGATAAAGGGATTGACCTAGTGGATGAAACGTTTCGCCACATTGTTCAGGTCAAATATTATGGATTTCAAAAGAAGATTCATTATGGGAATCTAGCAACTTTCTTGGGCACACCCATTCTTGTCGGTCGACCCACTCTACGCTTGACATTGGTCCGAACCAAACACAGTGTTCTTCATACCGACCTTGAGAAAATGGTTCAGCGTCGTAATTTGATAGATGTCACGCTGTGCTCCAAGGAATTCTTGAAGTCTCGTTAGCGACGAATACGACGTGTGCGCTTATTATGACGTGTGCGACGGCCGCCGTGTGATTTTGCACGAGGTGATGCAGTAGATGATTGATGTGCATGCACGCATATGTGCTGCCCTGCTGTTCTCAAAAATGCACCGCATCCAGGATTACTGCATCGTTTGGTAATACAATGATGCTCATTAATAAAATCATGTCCTTTAACACTCGCCTTATATAATTGCTCTGCGATTCGTTTATGATTACGAGTTTGCGATGGCGAGTGTGGTTTTTCATTCCGTATTTCACTGGACATAAGATTCTGACCATGCGCGGATATGTGGCGGAGGGAGTTTGGCTTACGATATATTATCACAGATGGATTTACAAATGGGAGTGACATTCTATTCTATCCTTCTATAATCATTAGCCAAGTACCAATCTACGAAACACACATTTCAAAACTTGATATGAGCATCCAACCTCGTCTTAGAAGAACACTTCAAATAAGATGAGATTTTTGATTTTAAGTAGGGTAACGGTATGCATCAAATCACCTATTTTATTGGTCATCTGATTTTTAATAAATGGGTCAAATCTTATGTAAATTACATAGGGAAGCCGACGAGCTTGAATCCAAGGCCCAATCCTGCGCCGTTGCGGGTTGACACGCCAACGCTCGGGCTCACCGCATCAAGAATGGCAAAGACAACCGCGGCGAGGACCGCGAGGGTGGCAACCTCATCCAGCGGGAGGGCGCGCTTCGGGATGAAGATGGCGGCGGCGGCAATTACAAGACCCTCGATGAGATACTTGATAACGCGATTGACAATTTCAGCAAATCCGTAACCGTGCATGTTCTTATAATTACCGCCAAGAAAAAAACTCATACACCCATGAGTCAATCTATCCGAGTTTAAAGCATACCCATCTCCTCTGTGATAGAGATGAGCGCCGTAGTGGAAGACTTTCTAGACGAAGATACCGAGGTTCCAGGTCAGCGCTATGTGCTACTGAGCTTCCTCAGTCCGGAGAAAGTCCTGGACAAAAAGGATCTCTTTTTCTTTCAGAAGTTTCTCCATGCCTATGAGGTGGATTGGAAGGTGAAAAACCTTGAGAAATTTGTGGTCGAGACCGTTAAGAACATTAATGACGAACTGGACAATCATGCGAAAGAGTTGGAGAAGAAGGATCAGTTTGATGCAGCCGAGATTTGCCGTAAGAATCGCATTCGCACGGACGAAGTAATGAATCAGTATCAGTCCTTTGTCCAGAAGAATAAGGCGGAGCTGAATAAGACAAAAATCAATGAGGCCTACGATGATTTCCTCTATGCGCATAAGTCGAAACTGGAGGAGGACTTCTATGCACTCAATGAGTTTCGCACCTCGATTCGCGGCGTGAAGGTTCGTGGTGTATTTGGCAATCCGAAAGAGGCGGAGCTGAAGGCCAAGAAGCTCCAATCCAAGGACAAATATCATAATATCTTTATGGCGGAGATGGGCAAGTGGACGCCGTGGGACCCTAGTCCGCATGAGGTGAAGGAGCAGGAATATGGCAATGACCAGCTCAATACGCTGATGAAGAAGTATAAGGAGAATGAGGACTCTCGTGAGCAATTCTTTGAGGAGCGTACCAAGACACCGAAGCAGGTCGTGAGTGCACCGACAAGTGGCGCGGGTTCATCCTTTGATGGTCTGTTTGGTGGCCAGGGCGATTTGGCGATTCAACGAAAAGCCGCTGCGACCGAGA